TGCCGGGATTTAGGAACAAAGGATAGTCATTGGTGTATGTGCGAAGATAATCCCTCAATCTGTTGGCATAGTATTCCGCTTTGTCACGATAACGACCTTCAATCATTGTCATTTCCTCAACTGATACCGCCCTTGCATTGTCACTCTCACGAGATGCAACCGATTTGTTCATCAATTTGAAGGTCATTGGAAGCATTGCTTCGGTCAATGTGTAATACTTCAAACAAGGTGCAATGTATGAATCCAAAAGGGTAGTATTCAACTGCGTCAATGTCCCAGCGAATGCCTGTACTTGCAACTCATTGTAGATACCTGAACCAATCACATCACGGATGTAAATCTCTTGAGCTTCTTTGATTGCTGACTTCAGCAACTTGTCATCCACATTCTCATTCAAAGGGGTGTTGTCCTTCAAGTAAGTGGTTGAAATGAAATATACAAAATTGGTCATCGTTTAATCCTCCTTAAAAGTTGTTGTTGCCAAATATGTCTGCATTGTGGGGTGTTCACATCCAATGTGGGGTTGTGATACCAACCACCTCTTCTCTTCCATACATCGTATCCCAATTGAGTTGACATCGCATTGATATCCTCCCTTGAATATACACGGTTGCTTCCATCAATTTGACGGCAGAAATCTCTTGAACCTGGAATGATCATTGGCCCATCAATACCAGCAGCCAATCCGTATTTGTAACGAACGACAATTTCGGTTTGCAATCTGTCTACTTCTTCAACTCCTTTCGGGGTTGTTTCCAATCCGTCCTCGTATGATTTGATTAACTCTGCTTTGGCAAGTTTAGCAATGGCATCAGCGACAACCTTTGCATCCAGTTTGGTGATGTTCACGATGTCCCCAACTTGCAACCCTTTATTCTCTTTCAACACATTTAAGATCGCAGTTTCAACGGCATCCACAAATTCAAACTTGTAGGCTTCAAAGTTGTCTGCACTTTCACCATATTGTTGGAACACCTTAATGTCTCTTTCATCATCCCAGCCAAAGGGATTTTGTTTTGATAGGGCAACATTTAAAGGTTCTTCAATCTCATCAAATCCCAACTCTTTTCTTGCTTCGTTTCTGTCAATGATTCCAGCAGTGAACAAAGCCTGATAATCCAAACCGATTGGTGGTTTGTTGATGGTTTCCAAGCGAACAGATGCAATAGGTTCAAGCAAGTAAGCAAAGGTGTCATCAATCTTTTGTTGACGGGGTTCAATGTAGGCGTGATGGAACATCTCATAGGCTTCAATCAACTCGCTACGACCACCCAATTGTCCCTCTACACGCACTCCAAACAACATTGGAGAGTTTACCTTGTGTGCAACAAATATCTCTTGTTGTACGGTCTTATTTAACAAGTCAAATTGCTTGTCAAAATCCGAGGGTTGAAGGTTGTTGATGACTGATTCCTTCTCTGTCGGATCGTTGTACTGGATAATTAACCCCCCGGCATTGTCCGTGCCTTGATAGTTTTCTTTAAATCTCCTTGCAGTTGCACGAGCTTCTTCAGGTGTGGGAATTCCTTTGAATAACTGGATGTGAGTTTGTGCCGTGAATCCGTTTTTAATGCTATTCAAATAGTAATTTGAAATCTCGGTGTCAACCTCAATGTATTTCAACGCACCAACATAATCGGGCAAGGGATATTCGCCTTGTCCGGGGCGGTAAAACTGACAATAGTAAATTTGCTTGGATTCCCTTGTGATTGGGTTGTATGGTTGATAGTGGATTTTCTCCGCTTTGTTATCTGTCCAGTCAGCACAATACACGAAATCACCTTCCAATCCTTTGCGGACATTCTTGAAAGGGATGTGATAGAATTCCGAAGGTGCGGTCTTTGCCTTGTTCCAAATTACCTCAACTGCAAACCCATTGAATAACTCGGCATCGTATGCAACTTTTGCTTTGAGTTCTTCGTAGGTTTCGTAAGCGTTTATATTTTTGAGTTTGGCTTCGGCTTTTGCAATCTCCTCCGTGCTTGAACCAAATACCTCCGTACCTATCCCGGCAACATATGATGCTTTTGCAGAAACGATGGCATTGTGTTTGGGTGATTTATTGAATAACTCAATGAGAAAATCAGGATAGAGATTGTCAGCACCAAATGTCACGAATCCCTTTGCTTTGTTCTCTTTGAAAACAGGCAGTTTGTTATCGTGAAAGTTTAATCTTTGGAATATCATCTCTATCAAATAGCAATCAATCTTTTTTGTTTGAGAACTTGTCAATAGATGTGAATCCAAGACAAGCAATCACGATGAATTCCACGGCAGTCACCAACTCTGGAGAAGGTACGATATCAGCAGGAGACAAACTATTATGAGCCATTGTAGCAAACAAAACAAAAGCACCGATAATGCCCACGAATCGTTTTGATGACATCTCTCCTTTGTCACCCGTGAAAATTTCCATTAATTTTTTCATAAATCTTTGCTTTCTAATAGTGTGTAAGTGAATGAATTTCCGTGCAAGGTGGCAGCGTTCTTGACCAAAGCCATAAACTCATCAAAATCTGCTGACTTTTTGAACACCTGACAACCCTCACTCCAATTCTCAACATAAGTTGAATCTGCACCAGCCTTGTGGATGTTAATTCCGTAGATACCTTCGGTGATCAACTTGGTGTCGTAGGTCATATCCTTGTTAGCATCTCTGTAAACCTTCACTGGTTTGGCTTGTTTTAAGGCTTCGTATTTGCCTTGATGCAATCCGATGGCGTGACTTCCACGATATTGTCCGGGAACTAAACGAGCAACTCCTTGTGCATTGTGAAATTCCTTCACTCCCTTTGTGCCTGGATCAGTTGTCGCAGCCCATTTCTTAAAATGCCACACATCCCCGATTTTATAACTCACGGTTAACAAGTCATCAAAGACATTTGTCACTTTGTTACCAGTATCCGAATTGCGAATGCCAATGATGTTCAAGTTGTAATCACCTGATTCAAAGAATTTGTAGTTCTTCACCTTCATTGCTTGTTTGATTTTGTCTATCATTTGCCTTGTCCTTTATATGGTTTGGAACTCTTATGCTTGTTCTTGTGCTTGGTATGTCTTCCAAGTTTGTTTTTGGGTTTAGCCCGAAATGATGTGATGTTTACTTTTGCCCCCATAAATACATTCTAAAATAGTCAAACTCTTCCTTTCCACCTTCGGAGAGATAGTTCAAATACGCATCATAGATCTTCCCTTTGAACTCAATTGGTGTGGTTGTGGTATCTAATCCAGCACCTACCATCTTGACGGCATACACCTCCATTTGGTCTTGAACAACTTGCATCTGTTGAACCACGGCTTCGGCTTTCTTTTCAGCAACAACAACCGCTTCTTTCAATTGCTCTTTCTCTTGCACTTTGCCTTCAACCATTTCTTCTCCTTTGGCTTTTGCTACGGAGACAACTGCCGATGCTTGACGAAGATTTGATTCAACCTTTTTCAACATTGCTTCCACCTCATCAATCGGGGGTGTTGTAACTGCACCAACTGGGAAGGCAATCTCAATGGCTGCGATGAACAGACAAAACAAAATGACAAAGTACCTCATAATTTTTTGACGGTGTTGATGATGCGAAGTTCTGTGATAGCAGCAGCCAATGCTGAATCGGATTTTTTCAAGGCATATCCAAGACGGTCAATTTTCAAATCCAACGCTTCAATCTTCTTGTTGGAGTTCTCAAGTTGCTCGGTGTAAGATGACTTGACATCATAGTATAAATAGCTCACACCTACCAATGCAAGGAAAGCAACCCCAGCAACGGGATTCTTTCGGAATTGATCAAACGAAATTGGTAGCGGATTTGCGGATGGTTTTTTTACGGTCATTTGATGCGATTAATTTTTTTAGCCCAATATATAACAGCCAAAACGCCCGAAATAATACCAAGAATCCCCACGCCAAAAGTAACAAGGGGTTGATAAATTTGAGCAAAAGTGATGACCGCTGATGAACCCGTGATTGCGGTGGCAATGGCTGCGGTGGTATCATTAAGGTTTTTCATTATGATGGGAATGGTGGTGTGTTTTTACCTACATTCATTATTGAATAATTGACACAGTCCCTAAGCCAGTAATCTTCTCAATTTCCGATTGGCATTTTTGGTGAATTATTAAAGCTAATTGATTCCCCCAAAAATCCGCAGTTGTTAACTCGGTTTGCACTTGGTTAGGTAGTGCCGATACGTTCAAAGGTGCTTTGCCGTCTATCCAGTCTTGCTCACTTTTATAGTAGTTCAAGTTCACCCAATTTGATTGAGGTGCTAAAATGTATATGTTAAGATAACCGAATGCGTTTGAAACTTTGAACCCTTCGTCAGTTGTGATTGTTGTATTTATTTTTATAGCCATAATTTAAAATATTAATAAGCAACCTCAACTAACATAACTTTTGAAACTATTCTGCAAGTTATAGAACCACCACCCAAAAATATAGGTGCAGCAAATGTGATTGCCATTTGTTGAGAGCCACCAGCACTAATTGTGATTGATGCCGTTGCCATTCCCAAATCCGATTTGATTGCAGACGTGTCAACCGTGCCAACAATTGAAGATGTGCCACCTATACGCTTAAATAAAAGTTGTTTTGTTTCTGAATAACAATGCCCAACACTTACACCCGTTGCAGTTCCCGTGATTGCAGTTACTACTGCGATAGTGTCGATTGTGACCTTCCACGCTCGGTTATTGCCGTTGGGTATTAATAAAGCAGAATTACCATCGGTATACAATATTACTGTACCCCCAGTTATAAGTGCTGCACTATTTCTCATTAAACAATTAGAAAGTTGAGAATCTCCATTAGTTGAAAATTTTCCATTTGCATGAGAATGACCTCTATTTATATATGCTTCAGACGAATCTCCAGTAGCTAATGAACCAAAAGCAGAAGCATTATTGTTTAGACCTATTGCAGTGGCTTGGTTACTTACAGTATTTAGAGAACCAAGTGCTATCGCATTAGTTGAAGAAGCATTGTTTCTATCTCCTAATGTAACACTTCTTTGTCCACTTGAAGTGTTTTGAAAACCTCCAGAAATACTTTGTAAACCGCTTGACGTATTACTCTGCCCACCCACAACAGTAGCATGAGTGTTTGTTGATGCGGTGTTGGATTGACCGCCTGAGATGGTGGAATAGTTTGAGGATGCGTTGTTAGATGCACCACCACTGCTTGTAGAACCTGTTCCATTTGCATTATTACCATTGCCTAAAGCAATGCCATATTGACCACTCGCACCACTCCCTTGGCCAGCAGTGATAGAATTAGTGCCACTTGAATTATTATTATTACCACCTAATACAATAGAATTAGTGCCATTTGCTGTATTACTATATCCACTTAAAATTCCTGAATAGTTACCGCTTGCAATTTTTGTATTGTTATTAGTCAATAATTGTAGTTCAACGGCATACTGACCCCTCGCATTCCCACCCGTTGCCGTTCCATCGGGAACACTTGCAATAATTGCCCCCGTTCCGTTTGGTTTTAATACTATCGAAGTATTGGTATCTTGAACCTCAACAACTGCAACGCTCTGAGTTGTAACGCTTGTATCTTTGCCGATTCCTACACGTCTGCTATTTAAAAACAATACACTTGCATTGTCTACATAATCTTTAACGACTTGGAATGTAGTTGAGATTGCACTTGCAATTTTTAAAAGTCCGTTAGGTGGTGTGAATGAAGGTAAATTTGTAAGTTGTGACCCGTCAACTGCTGGTAACTTTGCAGTTCCATCTAACTGAACTAATTTGTTAGCAGCGTTAAATGTGTTTCCTTGTGTTGTAACGTTTGAAGATAACCTTGCATCACCTAAAGTACCACTTGAAATGTTTGATGCGTTGGTGGTGTCTACATTTGGCACATCCCCCAACCCTACTTGTGCTTTTGTGGTGGCGTGTGGGTTGCTTGTGTTGGATGTGTGTGATGTAAGTGTTGAAAGATTGGCGCTGATCTGCGCTTGTAACTTTCCGAAAGCACTCAACACGGTATCAGTTGCAGAAATCACGGCATTGGTTGCCAATGACAAACCAGTCAACACAACTGCTCTCACTCTCGCTGCGGTGAAATACTCGTTGGTTCCCTCGCTAATGTCGGTTGTTGTCAATACAACTGCACCCGTCTTTGTGTTTACGGATTGAACATTCCCTTGAGATGCAATGGTGATGGTTTGGAGTGTATCATCAAAGGTGATGGATGTGTTTGAACCAGCCAACAAAGATGCTTTGACCTTCGTGTAAACTCGTGTATTGGTGAAATATAGGTTTGTCCCCTCTGCAAGGTTTGTGGTGCTGTTGGCTTCCAATACCCTTTGACCAATGTTGACAAGGTTTGTCCGTTTGGTTACACCTTCGGAATAGTCAACAATTGGGATGCTGTCCTGAACGACATCAATAGTTCCTATTGGATCTAATTGGGATATTTTTTTATTAGCCATAACTTTCTACCAAACGACCTCCATCCTCTTGGAGTAATAAAAATGAATCTTCAGTTAATAAAAAGTACGCCCTCAATGCATCAACATCGTAGTTTCGTTGGTTGAATTCCACATTCCGTTCAAATCCCATATCACGGTTTGTGGTAAACAATTTCTTGGTGAGATCAACTTCGTGTTCAACACCCATATCACGATTCGTTGTGTATATTTTTTCGCTCACGATACCTGATAGAATAATTCGTTGAAAAAATATAC